ATGGGAATTGTTAGAAGAAACAGATGTACTAGACCCGGAATTAGAAGCTGAAACACATAATACACCATACAACTTTTTTAAGCGATATGCAGACCCGGATTCAAAGTCTAAAATAGATAAAGGGCTTTATAAAATAAGATACAGATACTCAGAAAACTTATCTAAAAATAGCCGGTTATTTTGTAGAAATATGGTAGCCAATGCAAAGATGGGTGTATCATATAGATTTGAGGATATAAACGAAATGTCAGCTGATGGAATAAATGGAGAATTTGCTGAAAGAGGTAAATCGAAATATTCTATTTGGTTGTACAAAGGTGGTTGTTACTGCCATCATAAATTCGTTAGACAAGTTTGGTTCAGAAAAAGAGTAAAAGGTAAGTTTTTACCAAACAAGGGCTTGGATAACGATAAAGATGTAACAAATCAAGAACCAAAAGGTGCTGGATTAAGGAATGCTAAAGGTTGGAGAAAAGCAAATACACGAACAATAGATATGCCAAATAGAGGTAAAGTAAACTAAGATATGGAAGCTATACAATTCACAGAAGAACAAAGAAGATGGGCAGAAACATCTTTACAATTAGGTACTATTGCTAAATCTTTGAGTGGTAAACAAGAAGAAGCAACCAATAATAATTTCATTGGAGAAAGTCTTATTAAAAATGGTTATTTTGACCAAACAATACCGGGTAGTAAATCGCCAATATTAGGTAATGAATTAATACAGAACGGAAACTTTGAAGAAAAAGGTGCTGAATTGGTTACGAATGGGGATTTTTCTACTGATTCTGATTGGACAGAGGGTGCAGGTTGGGATATAGATGAAGTAAACAATAGAATAACTAGAACTGCCCAAAGTGGGAGTACAAGTGCATCTCAAGATGTCTCTTTTGTAAGTGGTAAAAGTTATATTATTACATATACTTTAGATGTTTCAGCAGGTTCATTTTTAATTAGATTAGGTGGAGATGGAGTTAAAGATACACCTGCAAGAAGTGTAGATGGTACATATACAGAAGTTGTTAATGCTAGTGGAAATTATGATATATTAAATTTAAGAGCATCTGATGGCACTTTTGCAGGTTCTATTTCGAATGTATCCGTAAAAGAAGTACCGTATGTTTTAGGTAAGGAGATAGTTTCTAGTGATTATATTCCTGCAAACTTTACCGCAGGAAATGGTTGGACTTTAAATGGTTCGTCAGCTTCTAGAGGTGTGGCTACTAGTACTGACTATTTAGTACCTAATGTAACTTCACAGCTTGTAGACGGTAAGTCATATCAAGTAGGATTTACCTTATCTAATATGAGTCAAGCAAACACTGCAGGTATTAGTAGTACAGGGGCATTTGGTCAGGTTGGAACTGACTTAAAGTTTAGGAGTACTAATGGTAGTAACTTGTTTAACTCTGTTTATGATGAAGACCAAAGCACATCTCCTGATTTAAGATTCGTTTCAGGGACTAACGCTTTAACATTTACATTAAGTGGTATTACAGTTAAAGAGGTTCAGTACAACTATCTACAGGTAGTAAGTGGTGATTTCTTAAAGCAATGTAAGGTTGGTGATGTAGTGTTTAACTCTGACGATGATACCGAGGCTGTTGTTTTGCAAGTGCTTGACAATAACACGTTGTTATTATCTAACGATATTCTTTCAGATGCAGGAGATGCGTTTTTTATATTTGCACCTAATGGTGATACAAGAGGGAATCAGATTCTTCGGATAGATAACTACATTATGTCTGAGTATGACGAAGCTACGAGTGTACCTATCCAATCATCATTTTGGTTTGCTGCAGGTCCTCAGGCTGACAAGGTAACTCTAACACAACTTAACGATGCGGTCAACACGTACTTTGTGGCTGACGTGATTGAGAGGTTTGTTCAGAGATTAAATTCTCAGTCAGCAACAGCTAGTAGGTTAGACATTCCTCTTAATGAGTTTAGAGACCATAAATATAATCAACTATTGGTAACAATAGCAATAACACTTTCATAAGATGGCAAATTTTTTAAAACTAAATAAATCATACTTGGGACCTGAGGTCCTGAGTAATGGTTCTTTTGAGGAGTACGGTCCTGAATTGGTAACAAACGGTGATTTCTCATCAGGGTTATCGGGTTGGGCCGGCAATGACCCTGCAGTAGAATTAAGTATTGTTAATGATAAAATCCGTGTAACAAATGGAGATGGAACTGCTGCAGGATTTACATCTATTAATGGAGCACCTACGTTATCAGTAGTTTCAGGTAAAACGTATGAGATAAAATATGAAAGTTTTCAAGGAACGTCTTCAAATGCACAATCTCAACTTTTTTTAGGAACAACATTTAATACAGGTGATGTTTTGGGTGGAACTAAGTTTCAAACAAATGGGATTCATAGTTACATTTTTACTGCAACTGCAACTCAAGACTTGTATTTATTAATAAAAAATGGAACAGTTGTATCAGGAGAATATATGGAGTTTGATAATGTGTCTGTTAAAGAAACAGGTATTGTTGAACGTGTAAGTAACGGTAATTTTACAGCTATAGCTGACGGTACTGCTGTAACTACTGTGTCTTCACAATGGCTATCTTCTACTTTATCATCTGCAAATGTTGAGTCAAATATTCTAGAGTGTGTATCTAGTGCAACAAATCAAGCTGTTATTTTAGTAGTTCCTACAATTGCAGGTGCTGAGTACAGGCTTAAGATTGACAGCGTTACAGGTGATTTAGCTAATAATTCTATAGGAGTAGTTTCATTTAATGTTGATACTACAGGCGGCTCGGTTGATTTTGTTTTTACTGCCCTCTCTAATAACACACTTATTTCATTTTACGCAGGCGATAGACTTGGTTCTAAACAAACAAACTACGCAGGTATATCATTACAAGCAACCAATCAGTTTGCTTATGGGTGGGAAAGGCCACAGGGTGAAGCTCAAGAAGGAATTACCTTTAGTAATAGCAACCTGACTATGACCGGGCAGGATACTAAAGTATATGGTAATACTAGCGCATACTCTTCAGGTACTGAAGTTTTGTTAAAATTTAATGTACTCTCTTTTACTGAGGGTATAAACTTTAGAGTATGGACGGGTACAAGCTTTATTGAACTTAAAGATTTAAAGCTCGGTGAGAATGAGTTTAGGTTTAAAACGACATCATACCAAACGGTTTTTGTTCTTAGTACCCTTAACGATAGTGAGGATTATGAAATAACCCTTGACTCTGCATCAGTTCAAGAGGTTGTGAACCAACCAAAGCTTATCGGAGTTGATAATGTATCAATGGTAAGTGCACCAACAGACAATACTGTTGTAATAAACAACGGACTTACTGATGGAGCTGACAATCTTACTATAACTTACGCAGGTGCATCCGCATCTTCAAGAGTGCAGATGAGAAACTTCTTCCAAGACAGTATCATTCGTTTAGCGAATAGCAATAATACTGCTGAGGTCTTAGAGATAACTCCTCCGGTGCTTATAACTGATATAGTTGCAAGCTAATACAGCAAGCAAACAAACTACTAAAGAGCTCTTTTATAGGGCTCTTTTTTTTTGCGTATATTTGTGAAAAGATTTTAAGATGATAAATGCAGTAAGAAATACAGTCCTTGCTATACTTAATAAGAATAACTATGGATACCTTTCCCCATCAGACTTTAACCTGTATGCACAACAAGCACAGTTAGAGATATTTGAGGATTGTTTTTACCAATACAACACACAGCTTAACTTAGAGAATGCACGTAGGTCAGGAACTGAGTATGCTAACTTATCTAAAGGAATACAAGAGACTATTGATTTATTTTCAAAGACAGCTTCGTTAGTTCAAGTTGCTACTAATACATACACAATGCCTTCAGATTATTACTTAATCAATAAGGTACTTTGTTCAAGTGGTGGTGCGTTTAAAGGAGAAGCTGAAAGGGTTAGTCAGTCAAAGATTACAATGCTTAACGCTTCATTACTTACAGCACCTAGCGTTGATTTTCCTGCATACACGACTGAAGGCTCTGTAATGACAATTTATCCTAGTACATTTAATGGTGCTAACGATATATCAGCTCAGTACGTTAGATACCCTTTAACACCTAAATGGACTTATAGTATAGCTTTACAAGCGCAAGGTCCTGTATTCAATCCATCTGCAAGTGATTATCAAGACTTTGAGCTACCGCTTGACAACCTAAATGATTTGGTTGTAAAGATATGTCAGTACGCAGGTGTTGAGATACGTGAAGCGATGGTGGTGCAGTACGCACAGGGAGAAGAACAACAAAATAACTTACAACAATAATGGCATATATATCTCAGTATCAATACTACGAAAATTCAGGAGCAAATCCTGAGGATGCTAATTGGGGTTCATACCAATACGTTAGTCTAAAGGATATAGTCAACAACTTTATGTTGATGTATCAAGGAAACCACTCTCTAGTGAATAACGAGGACCGATTTAAGATTCTATTTCACGCTAAGCGTGCAGTGCAGGAGCTTAACTACGATGCGTTTAAGGAGATTAAAACCCTTCAACTTACAGTGAATGATGCAGTACGATTCGTGTTGCCTTCAGACTATGTTAATTGGGTTCGTGTTTCTCTGTATGAGAATGGTGTACTATATCCAATGACTGAGAATATTCAGTTAACATCAGCACAAGCATACTTGCAAGATAATAATGCTAAGATATTATTTGACGAATCGGGCAGTGTATTAAAGCCTGAGTTTTCACCAATTGACGTTGATAGAATTACAGGTACTAAGAAGACGATATACTTGAATGAGAATAGCGCATACAACAACGCAGAAGGTTATTGCTGTGATGGTATGTGGTACTTTGATTTTGCAATAGGAGCTCGCTACGGTCTTAATACGGAGACGGCTAATGCTAACCCTACCTTTAGAATAGATTCGAAGGCAGGGGTTATTAATTTTGATTCTACGATGTCAGGTAAGAGTGTTATAGTAGAGTATGTATCTGATGGTATGGAGGGTGGTGACAACTCACTTATAACAGTTAATAAATTGTTTGAGGAGTACGTGTACGCATACATCCAATACTCTATCTTAGATAGTAAGTTAGGCGTTCAGGAGTATATTGTAAATAGAGCAAGAAAAAAGAAGTCATCGCTTCTACGTAATGCAAAGATAAGAATCAGTAACATACATCCGGGTAGATTGCTTATGAATCTAAGAGGACAAAACAAGTGGATTAAGTAGTATGGCTAATAGTAAAAGAAATTTTATAGCGGGTAAGATGAACAAGTCGCTTGACGAGAGACTTGTGCCTAACGGTCAGTATATTGATGCAATGAACGTACGCCTTGGTTCTACTGAGGATTCGGAGATTGGTTCTGTAGAAAACTCAAAGGGTAACACTATTTTAACTTCAGTAAATCTAGGTATTTTCGGTTCTACCACTTATAATCTTAGTTCAAACGCTCGATGTATAGGAGCTTTTGAAGATGGTGTAAATGAAACTATATATTGGTTTATACACGACAGCAATTCTACATCGACATCTACAGGTAAGGCTGATTTAATAGTATCATTTAACACTAAAACATTTAACTTAAGATACCACGTAAAAAGTTTTAAGAACTCTGAAGACACGACTAATACTACCTTAAACTTTAGTCCATCACATCTTATATCTAATGTAAATAAAATTGGTGATTTATTATTTTTTACAGATAACTACAACCCTCCTAGAAAAATTAATGTAAACGATTCGTATGCTTACCCTGCGAGTATTGGTGGGGTGGATAACTTTCACTACAATGATATTCTTGTTGTAGTTAAACCACCGTCATATGCTCCATCTGTTATAAATACAGTTACAGGTTCTTTAGATACGTTTATGCAAGAAAGGTTTATCTGTTTTTCTTATAGGTATAAATATAAAAACAACGAGTACTCAGCCACGTCTCAATTCACAAACCCTAGTTTTGTTCCTCAACCATTTTCACTATCTTCAGATAACTTTTTAAATGAAGGGATGGTCAACTCAAAAAACGGAGCTACTCTTACGTATAACACAGGAGGTAGTGAGGTTGTTGAGGTAGAGATATTATTTAAAGAATCATCATCTAATATTATAAAAGTAATTGAATCTATAGATGCAACTACGCTTCCTAATAATACAGACCAACAATATACTTTTGAAGACAGTAAAATATTTACGATACTTTCAAGTGGTGAGATATTAAGACTTTACGATAATGTACCTTTATTAGCTAAAAGTCAGACCCTTATGGGAAATAGACTTATGTATGGTAATTATGTTGACGGGTATGATTTAAAGCGTGATGGTGTAAAAACTAAATTTGATTATTATATTGAGTCAATTAGTAAGTCGTTTGGGCTTACACCAATAACTACTTTTGATGTTCCTTTAGACGGGCAAGAATATATTTTAGCAAACGCAGAAGAGTCTAGTGGTAGAGTAGAAGTAAATCTTAGTGAAATAACAGAATTAAAAGCAGGAGGTAATCTTACACTTAGCTTTACAATTGAACACGATGATTGGGAGCCTTCAACTCCGAGTGCCCCTATTCCCACAAGTATAAACCCTCCTACTACAGTTGCGTTTAATTATACTCTTTTACAAGATTTTAATAGCGTATCTGAGTTAGTTAATAGTATTGATTTTCAAGAGAAAATGGGTACGGCAAGTAATATTAAAACAGTAGCTCTTTCAGGGACAGGTTCTACTTTTACAGATATAATAAACGATTCATTACTAACTGAAATAGGTTCATACACTAAATTTGAAAGCGGTATAGCTACGGCAGGAGAACCTATATTAGTTACTGCATCCACAGGTTCATTTGTTTTAAATTTATCTGTTATAACTATGGGTTATACTACAGATACTTCGGCTCCATCAACATCCAATACAGTTTACGAGCTTTTTAATTTAACAAACATTGACTTCTCGTATTCAGAAATAGGCAGCTCTTTAAGTTTACATAGCAATAGAGGATATGAAGTTGGTATTGTTTATATGGATGAGTTTAATAGAGCTTCAACAGCTTTAGTTAGTAATAACAACAATATATACATACCGTGTGCTAATAGTATAAATAAAAATACTATTAAACTTACAATGCCTACATCTCAAATAGCTCCTGATTTTGCTAAAAGATTTAAGTTTGTAATAAAACCTGATGGTGAAGATTACGAGACTATATACTCTCAATTATACTTTGAGGAAGCGGGTACAAGTTTTACCTATTTTAAATTAGAAGGAGAAAACATAGCTAAGGTTGAAGAGGGTGATAGATATATTGTAAAAAGGTCAGCATCAGGCCCTTCAGATAGTTGCTTATACGCAACCGTTCTTGAGAAGGTTACTTTAGCTGAAGGAGATATAATAACAACCGACCCTAATGTAACGCTACCTGCAGGTACGTATATGAAAATACAACCTTCTAATTTTTCTACAAGTCTTGAGGAGAATAGTTATGTAAATCCCGGTTCGCAAGAATCACCATCTTCAGTTAACGCAGCACCTACTTTTTTAGATTATAAAAACTTTGAAGAGAGTATAGCAAATAATACGTTTAGTAATTACGCTATACCTCAAGGTTCTTCAATAGAGATGAATCTTAATTTATATAGGAATGCGTCTACTAACTTTACTCAATCTTGTGATTATCTTTACTTTAAATTTAATAGAACATTTACAGCTTCAGATAACTATGATGATATTATTGATTGGTTTAACGGTGACAATATAGCTTCTACGTTCTCATCTGCAAATACTAGTAGCGGAATTTCTTTTGATTACGATACTCAAGAACAAACAAATATTACGAATTGGAGGAATGGTACTACTACATCAGGTAATACCAAAGTAAACTTTGCTTGGTTTAAAAGTACTGACTCTGCCACTCTTAATGAAATAAAGTTTTTAATTAGAGGGTTTGATGCTTGTCCATCAAGTAGCTATAGTTCAAGCGGTAGGGCTAAGATAAAAGCATCTTTTAAGATTATATTATCTGACGGTACTGTTATATTTGAAACTGAGCCATCAGAGTCTTTACCTGATGTTTGGTATGAAGGTCAGGACTCATACCCTGTATCTGCATTAGGTTTTCACGAGTCTAACATTACAGGAGATACCAATCAAACCTCATCTGTTGATGGTATATTTAATTTGAATTTTGCTAACTGCTATTCATTTGGTAATGGTGCTGAGAGCTACAAGATTAGAGACTCTATTAAGGGGAAGGAGATGAGTATAGGTAATCGTGTAACAACTGTTTCAGAACAGGATTACAAGAGAGCTCATAGAAGTTCTGATATAACATATAGTGGCTTATATAACGATGAAACCAACTTAAATAGACTTAACGAATTTAACTTAGGGCTGCTAAACTTTAAGCCACTTGAGGCTTCTTTTGGGCCTATCAATAAAATGTTTGCTCGTGAGACTGACATACTTGCATTGCAAGAGGATAAGATTTCGTACGTTCTATCGGGCAAGAACTTATTGTCAGACGCATCAGGGGGAGATGTTCTTACGTCAGTGCCTGAGGTGTTAGGTAAGCAGATAGCTAGAATTGAAGACTTTGGTATTAGTGACAACACTGAGAGTTTCGTTTCATATGGAGTTGATAAGTTTTTTACTGATGCTAAGAGAGGTTCTTTAATACAGCTTAAAGGAAGCAGTGCTTCTAACGAGCAGTTAAATGTTATATCGGAGTATGGTATGCGTGGATGGTTTAGAGATTTATTTCAAGATAGTTTTAATACTCAAAAATTAGGTGGCTACGACCCCTATATGAATGAGTACGTTCTATCTAGCAACGATGTATTATTACCTCAAAAAATTGAATCTATACCTTGTGGTTCTTCAAATACAATCACTCTTGATACTGAGGACTCAATATCTTATGTTATTAATTTATCTGATGATATTGGTACGGTAACAACTCAGTTTAGTACTACCGCATCGGTTAATGTTACAGGGACTTGGAACGGAGTTCAGCAATTTTCTGAGGTAGTTCCATCTACTTATTCCCCTACTTTTGTAAAGAATTTAATATTCCCTAACGAGCTTACAATCACTATATCTAAAGTTAATGCTGAAGATAAACCTGTTGTGTCAGTGACATCTATATGCCCAACGGCTAATGCACTTCAGGTTAGAGCTATTGTTCTTACGAATAATGAAGATGAAGGTAAGTCAATACATTATCGTTGGACATACAGAGTTGGTTCGGGTGTTGAAGGTTTGGTGTCAGGTCCTACTCAGGTGTCTAATTTTGTACAAAATGCTCAACCACCTTTTGCATCTTCATATGTAATATATGATGGATTCCAAGGTCACGGAATTATACCATTTAGCGGTGCCACTATGGATATGTCTACTTTTAAGTATTCAAGTGATACATATAATGTTAGAAATACAGGCGATAGGCTTGATAAATTTAAGTTCCTTGTAACCCCAATAGATTATGCAAACAATCAGACAGGGCTACGTAACTTATTAAATGCTATTCCTGCGGCTAACTCAGCTACCCCTACAGGTGTAAACCCTACTTTTGTTGATACGTTTGATTTACCTACTATAACGGGCAGTAATAAGATATTGTATTTAGTTTGGGATTTAAGAGCAGCAAATGAAACTTTGTTATGTTATGACTCGGATATTACATCAACAGGATTAGAGGCTGTTTGCTGTGAGTGTGCTTGTAACGCTGCTGTAGATACCACTTATAGAATTACCAACAACGGTACTAGCACTATAGAAGTATTGGTCTCAGATGGGGCTAGTGAACTTTTTACTAATCAATCTATTGTAACGTGTTCAAGTATATATCCAACTTACACTCCTGTAGGTGCTACAGACATTACTATAGAGATTGTAAATTGTGATTGTTAATAATTAAAATAAAAAATGGCAGAATATTCAGATTTTTTTTTAGACGGAGCTAATCTTCAGAGCTCAACTGCGGTTTACACAACAAGTGCTTTAACCACTTTTGCTGCAGATGGTTATTATTCTGACGGCTTAGTTGTTAGAAGACAAGTAACAGGCATTGGTTTACTTCCTGTGGAAGACTGCCCTGCGTGCGGTGAATTTAATTGCGAAAAAAATATTACAATACAACCTGTGACGGCATCTGAATGTCGTATTAACTATAAGATGAATGCTTCTCGAGGTGCTATAAAGGCTACCATCTCAGGAATAACTCAATCAAGTGGTAGGCCTATAGGTATATCTATAAGAGGTACGGGTGATTTAGCTGCAGCGTACAACACATTCTCTTCTACAGGATTAGCAGGTATTCAGAATAATGTCATTACAGCTCCTAACAGCTTAGTACCTAGTTATTTTTATGTTAACGGCATGAGGGTTTGTCAAGGTTGGACTAATGGAAGTGCTGAACTTCCTGAGTATAAGTATAATCCAAATACAGGTTTGTTTGTGCCAACCGGAACTACAAGTAGCTTTTCGTATAGTAACAAGATGACAGACCCTACTAACGGACTATTAACAACTGTTGGTGATATTGTAACTTATATACCAAAGACTACCACAGCGCTTGACACTATAGATGTTATTGCAGTCTATCCATGTGGTGGTCCTACACCAACGGTTAATGTTGAGTGCCCTACTGCTTTACACACCTTTAACTCAAGTTTAAGTACAACTGTTAGTACAACTCAAGGTTCGGCTTGCGCTAAAGGCCTTGGAGGCAGAACACTAGTTCACGGCAAAGTTAGAGGAACTGTAGACGGTAAGTTTAAAAACGGAGATTATATTTTTATAGCTAGTAGTACAAGCAGCCTTGATTATGAAAAACTTGATGATGGTTGGTGGAAGGCTTTATCTATAGATTTCCCTGAAGCTACCCAAGGTACACCTATACCGGATTACACGTGCATTTTTTATTCAAAGGATGGGATAATTAGTCAAGTAGAAGATTGTTAAAATAAAGATATGCCAAACTATACACTTACATACAGCGAAGGTTCTAAAGGATTCCCTTCATTCTATAGCTACAATCCTGAGTATATGATAGGGATGAATAATTTCTTTTATAGCTTTAAGAATGGTCAGCTATATAGGCATAATACCAATGAGACTCGTAATAGCTATTACGGCACTACGTATACGTCTACTATAAAGACCGTGATAAATGAGATGCCTCTAGATAATAAGCTCTTTAAAACGCTTAATCTTGAGTCTACTGACGCGTGGTCTGCTGAACTACTTACAGATGTAGCGGCTCAGTCAAGCTCTATAGATAGCACATCGTTTGTAAAAAAAGAAGGTAACTACTTTGCTTACGTTCGGACTAATGGTGCAGCTTCAGGCGGTGCATTAACTGAGTCTGACTTTAAGTCACGAGCTAATGGTGGTGTTGGTGAGGTAAATTCTTTAGCCGGTGGAGGTTCAGTAACTGATTTAAGATTTGCTGTTTCTGTTGACATTAACAGCCAATTATCTGTAGGTGATTCAATATATGCAGGTTCGGGCTCTACCCTTTCTTTTGCCGGAGTTGTTACCGCAGTGAGTAATGGTGATACTATAATCACTAACTATATTAGAATAAACAATACAGGAGGTACACTCCCAAGTCCAAGTGATTTTGTTATGTACTTTAAAAATGCACAGGCTGAATCGCTTGGTGTGATGGGGCATTATACTGAGATAACTCTTACGCTTCCTAGCACGGTAACCACAGCTAGTGAGCTTTTTGCTATTGAGTCTGAGTTAATGAAAAGTTATCCTTAAAATTTAGTATCTTTGCTACTAGATGAAATTCAATACAACTCCACTACAGCACGAAGATTACGACAACATCCTTAAGGGATGGTGGAAGGATTGGGGATGGGAAGCTCCTAGCAGAGATTTCTTACCTCAAGATGGTCAAGGTGGTATAATGGTTTGGGACGGTGATACACCTGTATGCGCAGGCTTTTTATATAACACCAACTCAAAAGTAGCGTGGGTAGATTGGATTATATCTAACAAGGAGTATAAAGAATCACGTAAAGAAGCGTTATCAATATTGATACAGACATTAACATCAGTTGCAAAGAACCTAGATAATAAGTTCGCTTATGCCCTTATAAAGCATAACGGACTTATTGGTGTTTATGAGCAGCAGGGTTATACGACAGGTGATTCATACAACAAAGAAATGATTAAAGTATTATAATATGGCAGCAGCAACAGCAATAATAGCAACGGGCGCAACTTTAGCAAGTACAGGAATGTCTTTTGCACAAGCGGGTAAACAAAAAAAGTTAGCTAAAGACGCACAAGCAGCGGCAGACGCAGCGTTTAAAAAGGCTGAAGCTCAGCTTGACGTGAATTACTTTGAGCAGCTTGGTATCAGTAAGACACCATACCTAAACCAAAGAGAAGCGATAGCTCAACAGGCAGCACAAGCAATGGAGATGGGTCGTGAGTCAGAGAGAGGTGGTGCTGCTACTGCAGGTCGAGTACTTGCTCAATCTAATATAGCACAGCAAGGTATTACAGATAAGCAAACAAAAGATTTAGAGGCTTTAAATAAATTAGTGGCTGCAGAAGAATCAAGGTTGGCGGGAGAAAGAGCTAATCTATCTTTAGACCAAGCAGAGGGTGCCGGAATAGCTGCAGCACAAGCGCAGAACCAACAAAACCAAGCTATAATGTCAGGCGTTACAGGGCTTGCTAATGCAGGTATGTCGTTGTATGAGAACTCTGAGTTGTATAAGCAGGATAAAGTTGGGGGAGCTGCAAGATTAGCGGGTGATACTAACACGGCAGTAACTTTAGATACTATAACACCTTCGTCCATTCCTACAAATCAAGCACAATTAATTAGACCTGATATGTCACTCTCAATGACTCCTGCTCAGCAGTTTCAAAATCCATTTAATATTTACGGACAGCCCGATGCTGTTGATATGTATGGTAACCCTATAAAACTTTACTAATGGCTAAGTCATATTATAAGCAAAGCGAAAGACCTGTTGTTGAAGGTGTTAATTGGGGACAAATTAGTACTGACCTTAGTGCTAAGTTATTAGCTGAAGAAAAGAGACGTGAGGATTTAAAGATAAAACTTGACGAGGAGTCACGTGATTATATGCGTGAGTTTAATGACACCCCTCAGGGTCAGCACGATGGTGCTAACGAAAGGATGTCTAGATTTGCCTCTGATGCGTCTGCATATATGCTTGACTTAGATAAGAAACTAAAGGCAGGTCAGTTACCTCTTAAGCAATACAACGCAATGCGAGCAAACCTTAAGCAAGGAACAGTAGATATGTTTGAGGTTTCAAAAAAGTTTAACGCTGATTATGCAGCTAGTCTAGAAAGAGCTAATTCGGGTAATGCTTCGGCTGAAGAGATATACCAAAACGCACAGATACAAGCATTTGGTGACCCTGCAAACTCAGGTGTATATATTGACCCGGTTACAGGACAGATGTCGGTAGGCAAGATGGTTGATGATGGTGACGGAAATATGGTTATGTCTTCAAACCCTAGCGACAGAAAGTCAATCTTTAGCTTAAAGAATACAGTTGAACGTAAGATAGATAACTTCGATGTTAATAAGTTTTCTGAAGGAATCAAGGGAGCATATGACGTGAAGTATCAAAGGGTTATTGAAAGTGGTGATGTTGGTCTTCTTAATGATATGAAGAAAAATCCTGACTTTGTAAAAGCCACTAATGATTTAATACAAAGAGAGTTGGTTAACACTCACAACGCAGCTAGTATACTTACAAATAGAGCAGGTAAAGAGTATAGGTTTGAAACACTACCAAACAACAAGCTACCTGAGGTACAAGAAGAGGGTGTTATATATTTAGTACCTGACCCAACAAACCCTAATAGCGGTGCTTCACAACCTTTACTTACGAAGAATCAGGAGGCTGAAGCGGCTGAAATACTTAGAACGGCTATAGATTCTAAGATAGGTGTTACAGAAACTTCTAGCTTGGAAGTTAAAAGAGAGTCTCAAAAGTTGGCTAACGAACAAACACAGCAAGCCATTGACTTCTTTGAGGATACAAAAAGCCTTAAGAAAGGCAAGTTGGAGTTAGACAACGAGGCTGCTCAACAACAAATATCAGTTATAGCTCAGAAAACTCCACTTGAGTTGAAGGCTATGGGGTTATCTAATGAAAAGCTAGACCAAGTAATTAAACATCTTGCTCTAAAGAATCCTAAGGAGCTTGAGACAATGGACTTATCTATTGAAAACACTGAAGCTATTATGAAAGAGCGTGCAGCTAAGCACAATTCTGATATGGCTGCAGCTAAGACTAAGGAAGAAAAAGAAAGAATAGAGCTTAAGTACCTTGACGAGGAGAAAAAGTTAAGAAATATATATACTGAAGCACAGATTACAAAAATAAACAAACCTACGCAGTGGGAGGCTAAAGATATAAAAGAGAAAAAACTTGTGTCTAACTACGTTAGTAAGATTGGCCACGTGTTTGATGGTTCTGAATCTCAAATTGATGCAGCTCTAAACTATATATCTAACGCTAACAGAGACATTACAAGCATTGAAAGAAATAACAACGAGGTTGTTGTTGAGATGTTTGATGTTGATGGAAAGACGCCTATAGTTAAACGTATACCAATAGAGAATAAAAGAGACTTTGTTGAGTCTATGTCAGCGTTAGTAGCTAATGAGCTTAATGTTGTAGACATTATGGATGATATGGGTTACGATGACCAAGGTACTTACACTGACTACGATGCCTCTACTGAGGTTCAAACTGCTGAGCAAGTAGACTCGTCATACGAGCTTCAGTTAGCAAATATAGTTGATGGCGCTATTGATAGAGATTTATTTAGTATATCAGACGCAGAGGTAGGTTCAGACGATGAAAACTTTAAGGCTGCTCTTGAGAAAATGATTGGAGGTGACGGTCCACTAAGAGGATTTGGTAATATGGTCATTGAGACTGCGGGAGAAAGAGGTCTTGGGTTTAGTAATCAAGTTACATTATCCTTCCCGGGAGTTGAAGAGACTGTTACAATTGACACTAACAACTACTTTGATTCATCTGATACTGAAGAAAGAGATAAACTTAGAAGTTATTTAACATCTATTGGTAAAGCAAACCTTAACGGTTTAGCTGATGTGTATGGATTCGACAAGGATTCTGATATTACGACTGACTTAGATACATCACAATATTAAGATTAAGATATGAACGAGCAAGCACTAAAAGATTCTTACGAGTTATTTAAACAGAAAGGTTATACTAAATCTTTTGATGAATACGTGAATCTTATAAATACAAATCCTGATGCTTTAAATGATTCGTATACTTTATTTAAAGAAAAAGGATACGGAAAATCTATAGAAGATTTCTCTACTCTTGTTGGAGTAAAAAAAAAAGACGAATCCGTTTCTATTGTTCAAGAGGACGTTACGGAATCCATTACACCAACAGAGCAGGAAGAAGTTATCTCATCGGATGTTTCAGTTCCAATACAAGAGGCTAGCCCTCAATCAATACAAGAGCAAGAGGTTTCAATTGTAGATGAGTCTGTTCCAACAGACTTTGCTCCTGAACCTCAAAGCATTAATTTAGATTTCTCAGATGCTGAGTTTGAGCAAGGCGAGAAAGATACAGCCCTTGAAAGAGCATTCGGTAAGAATGTAGTTACAGATTTATTTGGTGACTTATATAGAGCCGGTGCAGCAGGTCAAGCACAGGGTGGTTCAGTAGATGAGTCACTTGAATTATTTGCAAAGGGCGCTGACGCAAGCGATGAAGATATACAAGACTTTATAGCTGCACAAAAAAGAATGCAGGACGCAGGTGAATCTGATGAAATGCGTGACTTTCAAAAAATATATCAAAAAGATGGTGGTGGTGTCCTTGGTTTTATAAAAGGCGTTGCCGCTAACCCAACTGTTATACCACAACTATTCGTATCCTCGGTTAGTGCTATGCTAACGCCTGCAGTATTAGCGGGTGCAGCCACAGGTGCGGGTGCAGGAGCTGTTGCAGGGTCAGCTACACTTACACCTTTTGGTGTTGGAGCAGGAGCTATAGCGGGAGCTATGGGTGGTGCAGGTACAGCTCTAGAAGCAGGTCTTACGTACTCAGAGCTACTTCAAGAACAGCTTGGTGATAAGCCAATGACTAATGAAAATATCCGTGAAGTTCTTCAGGACGAAGAGATGATGGACGATATTAGATTTAAAGCTGTAGCTAGAGGTTTAACTATTGGAGCTGTAGACGCAGCGTTTGGTGGTGTAGCGAGTAAATTAACAACCTCTGTAGCTAAGTCTACGGGTAGAAAATTATTAGCTTCAGCAGCCGGTGGGGCAACTGAAGCTGTAGGTGGTTCTGTAGGTGAGATAGCAGGTAGGGTAGCTGCAGGTCAAGAGATGGACGTGGCAGAGATTTTATTTGAAGGTGTGGCAGGTACAGCTACAGCTCCAATATCCGTAGGATATGGTTTATATAAGTCTCCTAAGTACAAGATTAATGGTACGGGTAATGACGCTAAGGTGTCGGGGCCTATGATGGCTAAGTTTTTACGAGAGTCAACTCCCGAGCAATTACTTAAAGCAGATATTAATATAGAGAACGATTCTGAACTTCAAGCAATTTATGACGAGAAGTTTAAGGAGGCTACTATAAAGAATGATATTTTAAAGGTAGACTCTAGTATTAATGAACCTACATTAAACGCAATAACAGAGCTTCAGGTTGAGTTAGATGGTTTAAAAGGTAATGATACTCAATTTGCTAAAGATAAATCATCAGAGATAAAGTCTAAGATTAAATCCCTTCAGGAGAATCCTATTACAGAAGGTGAAGCTAGAGAAACTGAGACAATAGTTGATGGTGACGATGTTAGCACAACAACTAATATAGTGACTGAAGAGTTTGCAGTAGAAGCTCTTAATAAAGAAGGTGTAGTAAACCCAACTGCAGAACAGATACAATCAAAGAAAGAACAACTTTTAAAAGAACAAGCAGATGCCATTCAAGAGCCAAGCACAGAGACGGTGGATGTACAAGAACAAACCGGAGATAGCCAAACAGTGGGAGAGGGAGACGCCGAAGTCAGCGAACTTACCAAAGAGACTACACAAGAAGTTCAAGAACCTGATGTCGAAACGGGGGTAGAGGGTAAACCTAGGTTTAGATTAGATGGATTAGAAACTCAAGACCAAGAAACATCTTCTATTACTGAGGAGATGAACAAGATGGACAAGAATGAGATTGAGTTTGAAGCATCAGGAGCTTCTAGGGATTATGAAGTTAATCCAATAAAAGAAAGTAACTCGATTAAAAAGATTTCACGAAAAGTCTTAGACTTTATAGGTGTTAAAAGTGAGAACGATTTAATTAAACCTATTGACTTCTTTGATGGTATACCTATGCTAACAGGTATGTCAGACATCCTCGCTTCCGGTACAGTAAAAGATGCTCAAGGGAACAATATGGATGTTGATGGGGGTTTAATGTTTAATATACTAGGTAAGAATACAGAAGCCGCTTGGGCGGGTGTGAATAAAGATGGTGCTAAAACTCAATTTGACAACGCTGTAAAATTATATGAAAAAAATAAAGTGTTGTTTGACAAGCTATGGGCTGACGGAAAGCTACCTCAAGGTCACGTACCTATGGCTATAGCTAGAATGTCTGATAGTGCCATTAATTCTAATGAAGCTATATTTAGATATGTAAGCCCTGCAATAAAGGCTGCACCAAAAAAGAATCAAGTAAAGGCTTTAGCAGATTTGCAATCTGTTTTAGACGCAGCAATGAATGCCTCTCAAAAATCTACGGTAGGTAAAAAGAAAGTTGCTTCAGCGATTAAACTGAAGGAATTTATTAATAAGAATAAGATTAAAAACCTAGGTCAGTTAACTGACTTAGTTGTTAAACAAGCAAACCAAAGAGCTAAGGGTGATATGAACACCCTAAATCTTGACGAGAGAAAGTTATTATTTGAATCATTGATATATCCACCGGGGGCTAAAACAAATAGTAGGGCTGTAATAAAATCTTTAGCTGAAGGGAATCCTAAGTTTAATACAGACGCTTTCTTTGCTGATAACATATACAAAGCAATCGGAGAACCTTCAATGATGAAGGGAGAGCACGGAGATATTGTGGCTGTTGTTGGTATTGATGTTACGGATAAAGGCGGTGTAACAAAAGTAAATCACGACAACTATGGCTTCGGACCTAAAGGTAAAGCGATAGCTTTAATCTCTAAACCAAAACACGGTATTGATGTATTCTCAACTTGGAGAGCTAAAGCTAGTAGAGTTTTTAAGAGAGAAAAAACAGGGAAGTTCCCAACTAAAGACTTTGCAACACAGCAAGTTGGGGGGTCTTTCTTTAATGATAAGGTTTTTCAATCTGACGCTGCTAAAACGAAGCAGTCAAACCTTGACATACTTATAGGTAAATTAAAGTTTGCCTTCCCATCGGTTAATGTAGCAACAAGTCAGGTTGAGTTTGATGCTATACTAGACCAACCGGGCGTTAGAACTCAAGAGTCTAATGGCAAAACTATTCTTGGTTTAACTAAGGATGGTAAGATATTTATAAACCCTGCTTTTGATTCCTTAGCTACGCCAATACACGAGTTCGGTCATATATGGACTGATTTCTTACGTTCAGATGCTTCAGGTAAAAAAGGTACAGCTCTTTTGGCTCGTGGTTTAAAGTTAGTTGAAGGTACTGATGCCTTAAAAGCTGCGATTGAAAAGTACGGTGATACTAAGTTGGCTAGAGAGGAAGCCTTAGTAGAACTTATGGCTACTAAAGGTGAGACTATTGCTAATGCTGCTCAACAATCTAAGTTTAAGGAGTGGATGAACGCTACCTTTAAATATATTCAAGAGAAGTTTACTACATCTGAAGATTTAAAGATGAAGGATATAGAAAACTTAACACTTGACGAATTTATTAACACAGGTCTTGCTGACTTGTTTGGTGGTAAACCTTTAGATGCAAAATCTAAGACTAAGTTTGACGCAAAGACTGAAGCTCAATCATCTAAGGCTAGGTTCGAGGTAGGTAGAGATGTTAAGGCTACAATCAAAGAAGCATTAGCTCTTGGTATGAGTGATAAGCAAATAGAATTTACATTAAAGCAAAGAGGTTTAGACGCTAAGTCTATAACCGAAGCAATGGCTGAGGTTAAGGAGGCTAATAAAAAAATCAAAGGCTCTAAGATTGAGACCACCGTTAAGGGTGGTATGAAGATGTTTGACATCATTACCGATTTAGTAAGTAAGTACGAAAAGACAGGCAAGAGAGGTAAGAGTTTTCAAGCTAAGATTGATAGTGCTGTAGCTGTACTAAAAACTACAGACGCTTACAAAGCAGCTACCGACATACAGAAAGAAACCGCTGTAAGAGATTTAAGAAAAAAACTTGGAGCAAAAGAAAAGACATCTCCTTCTGTAAAAAGAATATTGGGTATAAAAAAATCAGACCAAGTAACATTATCTGCTGCTGATGGTATTATACAAGGTATTAAAGACGCTATAAGAGGTGGTAAGGATATGAAGAAGTTTATCATTGAGGCTGAGAAGAACTTAGCAGCCGAGGTAGGTAAGCTAGTTAAGAATGGAAACATCACTAACAGTCAAGCTCAACGTATACTAAAAAGATTTGCAGCTACAGATGTAACAAGTGAAGCTCAAGTTGATAGGTTTGTTGACTATATGGAGAATGTGTACAACAAGTCTGAAGGTAAGTTAAAGAAGTCTATAGTTAAAGATATTGTCGGCAAAGTAAATGATGCTGTTAAGAAATCTAAATCATTTGACCCTGAGACTGCAGCATTCTTTAATGCAATGCGAAAGGTTTTAGCTATGGCTATAGATAATAAAACTGCAGCTCAAATTAAAGATAAGTTATTTAGCGACATCGACACATTGCTTGAACAGGATTTTGATAGCCTTACTCCAACTCAAAAGCAGAAGGTGTACGCATACGAAAGTTTAGACTCTATTAAAGATATAAATAATATGTCTTTGGAACAGCTAGAGTCTTTACTTAAGGATGTTCAAGAAGGAAAGAAGGGCGGCCGTTCTGCACTTCAACTAAGAAAGGAAGCGTTTAGAGCTGAGATTAAAGAAACAAAGAAGCAGGCAGATAAAGATATTAATGATGGTTACTCTGAACTTTACAATGAGGATGGCACGCTTAAAGGCCCTACTCAGCTAAAGAAAGAGCAGCGAGATATAGAGTCTAAAATTTGGCGTAAAGGTTTGGGTAAAGCCATATCTGACTACGTTGGTGTTTTTGATTTCAAATCATTCTCTAAATCTATGCAGGCTTTTAAAAACTCTTTAACTCACTTAGGTACTCTAACAAACGGTTTAGACAAGTCGGGGACATTCTTTACTGACAATATATATAAGCCACTAAACAGAGCTGTAAGTAATTATACTAAAGGACTTCAAGTTAAGCGTAAGAAATTTGACTCTATAGCTAAAACTATAACAGGTATTAATAGCTATGCTGATATAAAGAATAAACTTTATACAGGTGTCCACACATTGAGCGGTATAAAAGAGAAAGGTAAAGACATTGGGACGATGGACTTCTCTGCAAACGAGCTAATGAGAATCCTAGCTCTTAGTAAGAACGAAGTGCAACGTAAAAAATTACTCGCTCAAGGTTTTACTGACGCAAAGCTAAAAGAGATTGAAGCTATTCTAGGTAAAGAGGTTGTGGAGTTTGTAGACAAGACCGTAGAATACTTAAGTACTGAGTACTACAACGAAACCAATGAGGTTTATAGAGATGTTAACGACTCTAACCTTAGTTACATTGATAATTATTTCCCTACTAAAACTCATCAAGAAAAAACAAACTCTAAGATGTTAGAGGATGGTGATTTCAGAGCTATACAAGACGCTCAGTTTGCTGACGCTCTTAAGGATAGAGATAATGTTGAGGGTGAGATTGATTTGAATGCAAACTTTACTGAGGTTTTAGATAACCACATCGACTCGATGGAGAGGTTTAAAGCCTACGCTCCTACGGTTAAAAAATTAGCCGCAATAATGAACTTCCCTGCAGTAAAGACTTTACTTGAACAAGCAGGTCTAACCAAGGCAGTGAAGAACGCTATAAATATGGATGTAAATCCGGGCTCTTATCAGAGTGCTTTAGAGCCTAGTATATTAGATAGGCTTCAAACCAAATACACTAGCTTTGCTTTAGCTTTAAAGCTAATGCAGATACCAAAGCAAGCTACATCCTTTATTAATGCGTATGAAGATTATTCATATAGACCAAAAGGACAAAAGAAAATACCCGGCCTTGATGCTGTTATGTTTATGGTTGATGCGGCAAACTTAATAGTAAACTTTAGGTCTAATGTAAAGAGAGCTTGGGAGATGTCTCCAATGCTTCAAGAGCGTTTACTTCAAGGATTGGAAGGGGATGTTCATTCCCTTGAATCAGGTGGGTTGATTTACAAAGAATCAGGTAAACCCCCTATCGGTAAGATTAGACAAGCCCTTAAGACTGCAGCAGCAGCACCTACAGTAATAGGTGATGTTATGGGCGTGATGGGTTATATGATTAACTATAACCGTGATATAGCTAATGGTATGAGCAAAGCTGAGGCTATGGCAAAGTTTGAAGACTATAACGCTACTCAGCAGACACGTAGAGGTACTGAAAAGATTCCTCTTCAAATGGCTAAGAGCCCGTACACTAGGGCGTTTACAATGTTTGGGAGTACTTTATTCTTGCAAATGAATAAGGTTATGCAATCCTACACCAATATAACTAGAGCTATCTCAGGAAAGAAACCTCTTAGCTCTAAGGATGTAAGGTCTTTATTCTTAAACCTAGGTGTAGCTAACGTACTATTTGCTGTGGCTGCGAACGCTGCTAGGATGCTTAAAGGTGATGAAGAGGATAGAGAGGAAGTACTTCAGAAGATGGGTGAGGCTATGGTTGGTATGAATCAGATATATAAAATACCTATGTTGGGTACCGTAGTTGAGGAGATATCTAATAAAGCTAAAGGCGTGGGCGACAAACCTGTTAGTGATGTTGTTAACCCTCTTGGTGGTGTGTATCAAAAGATAAAGAAGATATCGAAGGGCGTTGAAAAAGGTGACTACGCTAAAGTTATTGGTAACACTACTCGTGGTCTTTTAGAATTTGCCGCAGGTGTACAGTTTGACCCGTTCATAGGACTTGCCCGTACAGCTACGGGAGACTTTAACGAAGAAAATGTGTACGATATGCTTGGTATAAGCTCTTCATACAGACCTAAAGGAAAGTCAGCTAAGCAAATCAAAGAAGATAAGCTAGGTCAGTACGACAACGAGACTGATATGAAGCGATACAATAAGAAGTTGTGGAATAAAACATTCGGACCTGAATCAGAAGGCTATTTAGAGCGTCAAGCTATTAAGGATGCGAAGTCTGCTGAAAGAAAAGCTAAACGTGAAGAGAAAGATTCTAAGTATAATTACACAAAACCTACCGATAGAAACAAATCTAAGATTAGAGGTAGAGGAGGAGCTTCAGGAAGGTCTAGCAGCAGAGGTAGAGGTAGAGGTAGTGTTAGATAAAAAAAAAGGAGAGTCTGTTCGAACAGACTCTCCAATACAACCGAGCAAGTAACACTCAATTATTTAGCACAATAGTCATAGCAAATATAACAATACTTTCTATATAAAATAACATATAGTGTAAATAATTGTTGCACTAACTACTGCCGCAAAGACAAACTCTTTTATGTCAGGTTTTTCAGAATCGTACATACTTAAATCCTTTTTGTTGGTTATAATAAATCATTAACTCCTCGTCATTAACCGAGTGTGCTCTTGGTTTTCTACCTCCCCACCTAACATCACCTTGTATCTCTGAAACTTTAGCGTAGATGATACCATCCTCACAAGCCCATATCATTACAGGATTCAATCTCTTATCGCATAGCTTAACAATCTTACGTGCAGCGACAGGTAATGGATAAGCCTCTTTAAGAGGTCTTAATCTTCCTTTAACCTCAACGTAAGCAATGAGTTCATTTGAGCTATTAAACACTCTGTAATCAATATCATTCGGGCCTAGCTTCTTAAAGCTACCACCGAAAATATCTACAAACTTTTGTATAGCTTGCTGCTCTCTTGTTAAGTCCACCTCAGATTCAAATCTCATAGTGATGTTCTGCGTGACATCTAGCACATAGTACCTGACACTTTTTTATTTCTTTTAATATTCTCTTTATAGAAAAACCATCGCACACACCTTCTGATACTGCGAACTCTTTATTATCATCAGTGTGATGAAACTGTAAAGCCTTTACATTAAAAGATTTATGAGTCTTCTTAGAGTATCCACACTTAAAGCATTCTAAATTCTGTTTATAATCCTTAAACCAATCTTTTAGTTTATGTTTATAACTATACTTAGTTGTACTATAACAAATCTTACATCGCTTTCTGTAATACTTCTTACCATTCTTAACACCTGCAGACCAATAATAACTTAATGGTTTCTGCTCTTTACAATCCCTACATTCCTGAGTCTTAGATGTCATCCTGTAAAGATTCTAAAACCGATGAGAGCTTTTTTATTAAACGCTTTATCTCAGCCTTTGATTGCTTATGCTCTCTATCAATAAGGCATTCGTATATGGTATTGGTAGAGTCGTGTATCTCCTTCATCAGTAAATTGATGTGCGTTATTCTTGACTTGTGGAGATTAGACTTCTGTTGCATTACTCTTAATCAAAGCAGGAAAGAAAAGTCTTTCCCATCTGTGGGTTTATTTTTTGTATTACTTTATAAATCTTTTTAGATATTGCTTTAACATCAGCAACCTCTTTCTTAGTTGAGTCCGAACCTAAATTAGTATACATCTTACAATCTATACGCAGAAGTTCGTCTAACTTTTTCTTATCATCCCAAGTTGTAAAACCTAAGATGTCTTCTATGTTATTATGAGTATACTCCATTGAAAAATCTGTTTAGTTTAGAATGAATTTTATTTTCTGTTCCCGGCTTAACTCTTATGTTAATCATTTCGTGAAGAGACTTATTTTTTTCTGCCTGATTTTCAAGGTATTGTATTCTTAATTTTAGTTGCTCGTTTTGCGAATGTAATTCTTTTATCTTTAAATTCAAAGATTTATTATCATTTTCTAACTCACACACCTTGTAGTCAATAACAGTATTCTCATCAACATAAAACTTTTCTAGTATAATATCGTGAAATTTTCTAAACCTTTTATCAAACTTATAATACACTTCAAACTTTTTATCATTGTGTATTACGCTTGAGTGATGTTTATTTATTGACCTACCAATATCTTGTACACCAAAACCTACGTCACGTAAAATTCGTATATAGGATATCCTTGCAGATACATACTCTCTTTGTCTGTTCTTTCTAGAAATATCTAACCTATAAACAGACTCAACAACAGCCTTTAATCTTATTTTAACTTCAGACTTTGTTTCATTTCTTACTATTAATTCCTCTATTTTCATTTAATTCTAGTGTTTGATTGTTATTAATTGCGTCAAGAAACTCATCAACACCTACACCTTCTAGTGATAGATATGTTGGCCTCTCGCCTTCTTGATTAACGAACTCAACTTTAAAGTATAAAGGGTCTTCAATCTGAATAACTCCATACACATACTGTGCTAAGTTATTAAGAACCTTAAACTTTTCTTGCTCTCTACTTAGACTCTTGATTATAAACTCTACTTCATCGTCCTGATAAAAATCTAAGTCATCAACAAACTCTTCTGTTAAGAGTAATCTAATCCCCTCTGTAGACTTCTGTTCTGAATCCATAGCTTTCTAATTCTTTAAGTCTATACTCTTGTAATTTAGACACCTTCCCTGTAGGTTTCTTGACCTCACTGAATAATACATCAGCGTTAGGCTTGAATGCAACCAAGTCGGGAATCCCATTCTTATTAGTCTTGATTAATTTCAAAACATAATAACCTTGAGACTCCAACTCCTTGATTCTTTTAGATTGTATCTGTTGCTCTGTCATTCTATAAAGATAATAAATCTCTTTTAAAATGTTGTAAGGTATAATCTTTCTTCTTTGTAACTGCCTTATAGATTTTAGACTCGATACCTCCCTTAGAGAACACCCAATAAACTTTATTTTTAAGACGCTCTTTAGTTGTCATCCTATCCTTAGACTGCCAATAGCTTGTAGCACTGAAGTCAATGTTGTAGTAGACTAAGCAGTCAGCATCCTTGAGGGATATACCTTCACGACCTGAAACAATCTGTAAAGCTATATGCTTATTAGTCTGTTGGAACAGACTAAGTTCAGTCACTAAGTCGTCACCGAATACCTTCTTCAGAGCATTCAACTCCTCCTTAAACTTATAGAATATTCCAATCTTCTTACCTTTGAAATGCTCTTTAATAAACTCAGCTTTCGAGTAGTCTACTATCATTGAATTACCACCCTCAAACTTTACTGTGCCGGAGTATATCTGATGCAGCTTCATCATTAACTTCACAGGAGTATCTGCTAATACAACCTCATCATTACCCTCAACAACCAAGTCTTTCTTTAGCTTATTGGCTAGGTTGTATGTGGTATCTAGCATCTTAACCTCAAGCACATCCTCTGTAGTCTCAGTAACAAACCCTGCCTCCTTCTGCGTAAGACTTATAGTAAATGGCTTGACTGCATCTAGTATTGATTGCATACCATTTGAATAGTCTCGAATCATTAAGCCGTTTATCTTTCGCTCCGTTACGTTTACGAATCTATCACAGAATCTGTAGAAGTTTTTAAACGTAGAAAATGGATTGCCTTTTATTCCATACACTTGATGGTACATCTGACTATACGATTCAGGTGTTGGTGTACCTGACAGAAGTATAACCTTTGCTCCTGTCTTTACAATCAAATCTCGCACGCCCTTGGCTCTTTTATTTGGTTTAGGAAACGCACCAAGACTATGAGACTCATCGCATATAATCACATCCCACTTTATATTGGGAGCCTTGTGCATCGACTCATAGTTGATTGTAAACAAGCTAAACCTTACAGGGCATAGCAAGTCGTAGTCATCACTGATTGATTGTATCGCTTTCTTTTTTGTAAGGAACAATACATTCTCAGCATTAACCTTCTCACATATTCCAAGGCTAGTAAGAGTCTTCCCCGTCCTAACTTCCATAGCTAGGTACACAAAGTTCTTAGTCTTGAGTATATTTGTGGCTCTACCAATTATATCCGATTGGTATTCTCTCCACTTCACAGTCTCTACCATTCGTCTATTGCAAATATTGGAGTCTTCTCACCAACGTAAGCCTCTAATGTATTAAACTGAAAGTATTCGCAGGCTTCCTCTTCTGACATTCCGCCTTCTACAAGTATCTTAATACACTTGCTTGTAGAGTATATTAATCTCTTTGTCTTGTAATCAAATCCTATACAGGCAGAGTCATATCCATCTGCCTTTAGAAATTCCCTATCGTCATATTGCTCAACAAGGAAATCTAGTAGTGTATCGTATCCTTTCATTATTGTGTTTTTATGATTATAAATTTACCGTGCACGTCTCTTCCAACCTCAGGCTGAATTCCTTCTTTAAATAGTGCGTATGAAACTAACCATTTATAGAACTTATTTCGTGACAATGAAGCACGACCTCCTCTTGGTTGATAGTCAGGATACTCCTCAATGAAATCAAAGAATAACTGATTAGTAGTTAGTCTTGTATTTGAAGGTAGGTTAGCCGAACCTTCAGTTCCTTCAACCAATCCACACCATTCAATAAATTCGTGACTTGTTTCTGAGGATAATTGTCTAACATTTAAATTAACAAAAGCACTCTTCTTAAGACCTCCACCTAAGTATTTCTGTAGACATCCAATCATATAGTTATCAAAGCCACACCACTCGTCATCACCCCAATCGCCAAACATTAACTTACCGAAATCATCCAACGGAGTAAAGTTCTTGTTGTAATGCTGATGCAATTCAAGTTCCCACTTACGTCTAGCAAATGAATTACCTGAACCTTTGATTGCATAGTTAGTTGTGATTGCAATCTTAGGAGATTTTGAGAATGGTATCTTGATAGCATCCTTGTTCTTCTTCTCTAGCGTAAGACCTTCAGTAACCACGCTGAACAATCTCTCGAAATCAAAGTGCTTCTTAACGTCATCGAATACAAGTATCTGCGTATCTGCTGATACAAGTTGGTATGCAAACGAACGCTCAAACGTAAATGATTTACCATCAATCGTTACAACCTTTTTCATTTTAGATAGAGCATTCATAAATAAACCCTTACCCGTACCACCCTCAGGATTGTCAGAGATAACCTCATCGTTTAGAATCACTGCCGGACAGTAGGATAGGTTCTTGTGTGCGTGAAGCATAAAGCCAATCGTACTCTCCATTGATTTAATTCGCTCCGAATCATTACCACATACATTGTTTATAAATTTCTTGTAGTCGCAGTCACCAACCTCACATAGATTAAAGTTCCTATCAATCACGTGGTCACTCCAAACGTAACCACCTAAGTCTAGGTAGTCTATTGGTTTGATTGCATCCTTAGTAATCTGTACTGCACAATTTCTGTAGTACAAGTACGCTGAGTCTTTGGTGTCTGATATAAAATATATATCAATCGTT